TATCCTTTTGGTCAAGGTTCTTTCTCTGATGCGATGCCTCTGGGTATCTCTGGTACTTTCAACTACATGCTTGTGTTCCAGGCAGAGCACAATATCCTGATGCACCCCTTCCACATGCTTGGAGTTGCTGGTGTCTTCGGTGGTTCTCTGTTCAGTGCTATGCACGGTTCTCTGGTTACTTCCTCACTGGTTCGTGAAACCACCGAGAATGAGTCACAGAACTATGGTTACAAGTTCGGTCAAGAAGAAGAGACTTATAACATCGTTGCTGCTCACGGTTATTTCGGACGCCTTATTTTTCAATATGCTTCCTTTAATAACTCCCGTTCGCTTCACTTCTTCCTTGCTAGCTGGCCTGTGGTAGGCATCTGGTTCACCGCTCTTGGCGTTTCCACGATGGCTTTCAATTTGAATGGCTTCAACTTTAATCAATCTATCGTTGATGGACAAGGTAAAGTTATTAACACTTGGGCAGATGTACTTAACCGTGCTGGACTCGGACTCGAAGTGATGCACGAAAGAAACGCACATAATTTTCCTTTGGATTTGGCTGCTGCTGAAGCAACTCCTGTTGCTCTTACTGCTCCTACTATCGGTTGAGTTTCTTACAAACTGAATAAGAATGAAGAGACCTTTACAGGTCTCTTTTTTTATGGTATTATGTATAAATAGTTCCATACCAAACTTCCATACCATAATGAAAACTTGTAGTAGATGCGGAGAAACAAAAGAACTTGATGGTTTCTCTAAAAGAAGTAGTAGACCTTCTGGGGTTCAGTCAAAGTGTAAGGATTGTGAGCGGGAAGTTCGTAGGCAATATTATAAGACCCACGAATATGCCAGGCGTAGATTTAAACTTACAGAAGACCAATATAATGACCTAATGAAAAATGAAAACTGTGAGATATGTAATGTAGAACTAACCAAGAAATGTATAGACCACTGCCATTCTACAAATAAGGTTCGTGGTGTTCTCTGCAACAACTGCAACACCGCACTTGGATTGGTTGGAGATAATATCAGCACACTAACTAATGCAGTTAAATACCTCCAGAAGCACCAAGAAAATGTCTCATAATAATCAACACCACCCTATGGAAGATTGGGTAATCTGGGCAGGAGTAGGTATGATGGGATTTACAGTTATTGTGTTTGTCGTCTTCACTCTTTCAGTAATCTATTGGGGTTAAAAATTTATGATTAATTTTAAAGTAGGTGACATTTGTAGAATTGATAATCCAATTCAAAAAAGGCATGGAAGAGCATTTGAAATTTTGGGATTTGTGTATGATAAGTCTTGTGACTTTCCACATTCTCCATGTAAACTAAAAGTAAAATATCTAGATACTAATCGCAAGGGAACTTATGATAATGCTTTTGAATCATTAGAAGTAATTGGTGAATCTGAAAATCCAAATACAAAAAATATTTACGAAATAGTACATAAGTAAAAACACTCATTGACCTCTATGTTAAGGTATGTTAACATAAATATGAGAAACGATAATGGAGGTTATGACTTCTTCAACTCTTTCACAACCAATTTCACAAAGGGGGTGGTTCGATGTCCTTGATGACTGGGTTAAACGAGATCGCTTTGTCAGACCTTATAACGCAATTGCATTCTCTGGTCCTATCGCAGTCTTCGTCAGCGTCTTCCTGATGTACCCTCTGGGACAATCCAGTTGGTTCTTTGCTCCCTCCTTTGGTGTGGCAGCAATCTTCAGGTTCCTTTTGTTCCTTCAGGGTTTCCACAACTGGACCCTCAACCCCTTCCACATGATGGGAGTTGCTGGTATACTAGGAGGCGCTCTATTATGTGCTATTCATGGTGCAACGGTTGAAAACACCCTCTTTGAAGATGGAGACCAAGCAAACACCTTCAAAGCTTTTGAACCTACACAGGAAGAAGAAACGTATTCAATGGTTACTGCAAACCGTTTCTGGTCGCAGATTTTTGGGATTGCTTTTTCCAATAAGCGTTGGCTTCATTTCTTTATGCTCTTTGTTCCCGTTATGGGTCTCTGGACTAGTTCTATTGGGATTATTGGTCTCGCTCTTAACCTTCGCGCCTACGATTTTGTAAGTCAGGAGATTAGAGCAGCAGAAGATCCTGAATTTGAAACCTTCTACACTAAGAATATTCTTCTAAATGAAGGTCTTCGTGCTTGGATGGCACCAGTTGATCAACCACACGAAAACTTTGTATTCCCAGAAGAAGTATTACCACGAGGTAATGCCCTTTGATTAAGATATAAGACTTTATCTTAACCTAAAAATAAATAAGAGGAGTTCCCAGAACTCCTTTTTTTATGCTCCTCATCCTCCTTCTCTTCCAACTTTTTGGAATCTTTATGTTTATAATGTCTCTATTATGATATCCTCAACTACACCTTATAAACTCGCAGAAATTATCAGAGATACTTGGCCACAACTTTACAGACCTACCAAAGTATCTTATAATAAAAAAAAGGAATCTAATAATGAACAAGTACAACAGTGAAGATTACTACACAGTAAGAGAAAGAAGAACTCATAGAAAGATTTGTGATTGTGGAAATTTTGAAGATGCAAGAATGGTGATGCATCTGGATGGACCAAATCGTGAGATTGTAAAAAACAAAACTCTGATGAGTCCAGTAATTGATGTTGAGATTCCAAAGGCATTGCCGACAAATGAGATTGTAATTGATACTAGAGAATATCAAGAACATCAAGATAATTGGATGGTGGATAGGATTAATGAACTACCTCAGATCAAACTTCCAGAAGGTCAAGGACAACCTGTGAAGGTATGAATCACAGAAAACACAAACAAATAAAAAATCTGAAAAACAAAGTGTACACACCAGAAGGATATATTAAAGATCCACAAGATGCCGTGTGTCCTCACTGTGGTCAGAAAAATAAACCTTGTTCTCACGTAGATAGTTTGAGTCGTGCTTGGGCGCGAAGTGCCTGTAAGAAGATAAATACTGATAAGTCGCAGTAACTTATGGGACCTCTACATTCTCCAAAAGAATACTTGTTTCATTTACACGCAACAAGTTCTGGGGAGGCGAAACGAATGTGGAGGCAAAACATAAAAGAAAGTTGGGACAACAAGTGTGCCTATTGTGGGTCAGAAGAAAACCTTACAATAGATCATATTGTCCCACAGTCCAAAGGTGGAATGGACTTTACAAAGAATGTAGTCTGCTGTTGCCACAATTGTAACCAGTCAAAAGGACACGAGCACTGGAAACTATGGTATGTTCAGCAGGACTTTTATAGTGAAGAAAGATTTGATAAAATAGAAGAATGGATGAAACCAGATCCTCCAATGAATCTATTTGCTTATCGTCCAAGACGTAATAATGCTTCTTGAATAAATATATGAAAGGCAGTATATACTGCTTTCCTGGTAAATACCGAACATAATAAATGGCAACTCCGATTCGGATTAAAAGGTCTGCCGTACCCGGTAAAAGACCCACAGTAGACCAACTTTTAAGTGCTGAATTAGCATATAATACTTACGACGGCGAACTAACTGCGAAGAGAGAGCGTCTGGGAATCGGCACAGACATTATTAGAATCGGTGCAGGAGCAACAGTAACCAATGTCATTTATGTCACAAAAGACGGAAACGATACAAACACAGGACTCAAACTCGGAGACGCAAAAGGAACCATTGCAGGAGCAGTCGCAATATCAACAGCAGGTTCCGTTATTAGAGTTAGTGCTGGATCTTATGTAGAAAATAATCCAATTGAAATTCCAAATCAAGTCAGTATTGTAGGTGATAGTCTAAGAGAAGTCTCCATTACTCCACAAAATCAGGGAGATCTTTTCTATGTCGGCACTGGAAACTACATTGCCGAAATGTCATTTGTGGGATCGGCAAACACAGGTGCCATTTTTGCCTTCAATCCAACCAAACCAGTCTATAACAATCAGTCACCATACATTCAGAACTGCACCAACTTCATTCCAAACAGCATCGGAATGAAGATTGATGGGAATCATTCAATTGGTCCGACCAAATCAATGGTTCTTGACTCCTATACTCAGTACAATCAGGGTGGTATCGGAGTCTCAATCACGAACGAAGGATATGCTCAGTTAGTTTCACTCTTCACAATCTGCCCAGACACTGCCGTATTCTGTGGATCTGGTGCTGCATGTGATCTAACAAACTCCAACGCATCATTTGGTAATTATGGTTTAGTTTCTGATGGAGTTGGTGCTAAAAAATATGCAGGAATTATAACAACATCTGCAGCAGTTAATAGTGATACATTTACTATTAATGTATCAACTTCACCAGTGGCAATCGCTACAGCAACCTACTTCAATACTACTGGACTTACAACAATCACAACTGCAACTCCTCATGGGTTTGAAGTTGGAATGGGAGTTACAATTAAGAATCTTGCATTCCTTTGCCCATCAACTGGAGATCCACCAGATATACCTGTAAGGGTAGTTACTAATGCAGTCTATGATAATGTGACTGGAATTGTTACAGTTACAACCTCTGTTGCCAACCATCAATTTAGTGTTGGTATGGGAATTAGTCTTGCTGGACTTGGATTCACTTGTCCTTCTGGACCTGGTATTGTGACATATCCAAGTGGTAGGGAAGGGTATGTATTCAGACTTGATTCGATTCCAGCATCTAATCAATTCACCGTAAACGTTGGTCCATCAACATTACCTCATACCTATGTGTCTGGTGGAACCGCAAAATTTGTTGGATATACGTTCCCTAGCGGAAATTATGGACATGTGTTTGAAGTTCAGTCTGTATCAAGTCCAACAACATTTTCAGTTTACACTGGAGTTTCAACTCTTCCTCATAATTATGTTGCAGGTGGTTTTGCAAAAATAAATGTTGTCCGACCTTTTGATGGGCAAGTTGTTTACTTTGGTAATCTATATTACACTGTTGGCAAAATCCAAGTCAGTTCTGGAGGAACTGGATATAATTCTAATCCTATTGTGACAATTTCTCCACCATCGACTGAATGGGGAATTCAAGCAACTGCTGCTGCAGAGATTTCAAATGGTTCTGTAATAGATATTCAAATTGTATCAAGTGGTAGAGGATACACATCACCACCAACAATTACAATTTCGTCTCCTGACGTGGGAATAAATACAGCAACAGCTACTTTACAAACACTTCCAACATATTATTCAATTCTGAATTCGACTCCAATTTCTTCTGGAATTTGTACAATTACAGTCAATGATAATGTTCCTTTTGCAGTTGGTGTTGGAACTACGGTTTTATTCTTTAAGCAAAGTCGAGTATTAGCATCTGGACATTCTTTTGAATATATTGGTTCAGGTACAAATATCAATGCTGCTCTTCCTGCTCAAGGCGGTGTTTCGATTCAAGACAATGAAATTGATATGAGAAATGGTGGTCTAGTTGTTTTCACAAGCACTGATCAATCTGGTAATTTTAGAATTGGTGATGGTGTTGTGATTAATCAGACGACAGGAACAATCTCTGGAACATTTTACTCAAAAAGTTTGTTCTCAACAATGACACCATTTATTCTAGCATTAGGAGGAGAATAAAAGAATGGCACTTGCTCTTAACGTATTCAGAACAGTTACAAAAATTGCAACTACAGATCCAGTTGGAATCTATACTGCACCAATTGGTTATACTGGGGTGGTTCTATTAGCACAAGTTGCAAATATTGGTAATGATACTCAAACAATATCTTTTTTCCATAAAAGAACAACTTTAGGAATTGCAGTTACAACTGAAATTTTAAAGAATTTTCCAGTTCCTGCAAGTGACACGGCAAATCTACTTTCAGGAAAATTAGCACTGGAATCTGGTGATGTTCTTGTATTATCTGCAAGTAACAATACTGATATTAAATTTTTAGGAAGCATTCTAGAAACACTTAACTAAAATGGCAAAGTACGTCAGCGGCAGACAAAAAAATCTTAAGGTTGGTATATCATCTTATAGTGAAAATTTAACTTCAATTCAAGTTATTGGAAATGTTGGTATTGCAACTACTAATGCAACATCAAAACTTTATGTCGTTGGCGATGGATATTTTACGGGTGTAGTTACTGCAACAAACATTAATGTAAGTTCATCATCTTCTTTTTCTCAACTTTATGTTTCTGGTATTACCACACTTGCCGCAAATGGTGGTATTACGACAACTGGTGGAGATTTATATGTTGGTGGAGATTTATATATTGCAGATGATTTAGTATTTGATGAATTTAATGCAAGAAATGGAAACATAACAGGCATCGCTACAATCGATACGCTTAAAAATACTGTTGGTACAATTACAAATCTTGGTGGTACTAACATTAATTACAGTGGTGTTGGTACGATTGCAACACTCAATAGTACCGTTGCTTCCATTACAAATCTCAGTGGTACTAATGTAAATTATAGTGGTGTTGGCACTATAGCAAGACTTAACAGTACCGTCGCTACTCTTACTAACTTAGACGGCACTAACATCAATTATACTGGTGTTGGTACAATCACCACTTTAAGAGTTATTACTGGTATTATTACTAATATCAATTCTTCTGGTATCATCACTGCAACACAATTTACCACTGGTTCTGGTAATCTTGGATTTACTACAAATACCATTAGTGGACCTCAAGAGATTATCATTGATCCACTTCCAGTTGGAGTTGGTACAACAAGTGGATCTGTAAGAATTAAGGGTGACTTATATGTTGATGGCACTCAGTTTATTGTTAATTCTACAACGATTGAACTTGCTGATTTTAATGTTGGTATTGCAACAACAGTAGGAAATGATTTATTATTAGATGGTGCTGGAATTGGAATCGGATCACAAAATATTCGTAAAACTTTAACATGGGATTATGGGGATAGTGCTTTTAAATCGAGTGAAAATTTTGACCTTACAACTGACAAAGTTTATAAAATTAATGGAGCCACACTTTTAAGTTCTTCTCAACTTACGGTTCCAAATATTGATATAAGTGGTGTTGGCACTATAGCAACATTGAATAGTAATGTTGGTACGATTCAAAATCTAAGTGGAACCAATATTAATTATACTGGTGTTGGTACAATCACCACCTTAAGTTCTACAAACGGAACGATTACGAATTTAAGTGGAACCATTGGTACAATCACCACCTTAAGTTCTACAAACGGAACAATCACGAATTTGGGTGGTACTAACATCAATTATACTGGTGTTGGTACAATCACCACCTTAAGTTCTACAAACGGAACGATTACGAATTTAAGTGGAACCATTGGTACAATCACCACCTTAAGTTCTACAAACGGAACGATTACGAATTTAAGTGGAACCATTGGTACAATCACCACCTTAAGTTCTACAAACGGAACAATCACGAATTTAAGTGGAACCATTGGTACAATCACCACTTTAAGAGTTATTACTGGTATTATTACTAATATCAATTCTTCTGGAATTACAACCTTAACACAACTAGGTGTTAATGGACTGACAACCACTTCACAATTAGTTGTTTCTGGTATTTCAACTTTAGGTGTTGTTACTGCATCACAACTTTTTGTTTCTGGTGTTGCCACTGCAACAACATTTATCGGTGCTTTAACAGGTATTGCAGCGTCTGCAACACAACTTGTAACTCCAAGAACATTTCAAATTACTGGTGATGTTATAGCATCTGCAATTAGTTTTGATGGTACAGGTAACGTATCTTTAGCTGCAACAATTCAACCAAATTCTGTAGGTCTTGGTACAGATACAACGGGTGATTATGTTCAGTCAATTAGTGGAACTGGAAACCAGATCACCGTTACCAGTGGAACAGGAGAAGGTTCAACACCTACTTTAAGTATCCCTAATCAATTTACTATCCCACAAGATGCAACGGTTACTAGAGATCTTCAAGTCAATCGTAATTTAAGTGTTACTGGAAATGTCACAATTGGTGGAACTTCAGCAATAATTTTTTCACAATCATTAAACATATTTGATCCAGATATTATTCTTGGATTTAGAACTGATGCAAATGGTAATGATGTTTCAAATGACACTACAGCAAATCATGGTGGTGTTGCTCTTGCATCCACTGAAGGATCACCATTAGTTCAACTGTTTGTTGCTGGCATTGAAACAAATCCAGCCACATATAAGAAAATTATGTGGTTTAAGGCAGGAACTTTTGCTGGACTTGGAACCGATGCTTGGTTATCTAATTATGCGGTTGGTATTGGTAGCACACAGTTTCCAGTAGGAACTAGACTTGCTGCTGGTGCAGTTCAATTTAGCGAAAGAGATTTAGCAGTTGTTAGAAACATTAATGCTTCTGGTATTGTTACAGCAACGACTGGAAACATTACAACAATTAATGGCACTACTGCAAACTATAGTATTGGAAATATTGTTACCGGTGTTATTACAAATGCACAAGGAACCAATTTAAATTATAGTGGTGTTGGCACCATTACTACATTTAATGCTACAACAAGCACTACTACAAATGTAAATGGTACTAATCTAAACTTTAGTGGTGTTGGCACTATTGCAACACTTAATAGCACTAGTGCAACTCTTACTAATTTAGGTGGCACCAATGTCAATTATACTGGTATTGGTACGATTACAAGATTTAATAGTACTGTAGGAACAATAACTAATTTAGGTGGAACTAATGTTAATTATAGTGGTATCGCAACTGTTGGATCATTAAACATTGGTGCCACTCAAGTCATTAGTTCAGCAAGGCAACTTCAAAACATTGCTTCACTTGATGCAACAACAACCGCAACAATTGAAGCAGCAATTGCTAATGCACCTAATACATTTACTGATCTGAATGTAACTGGTATTAGCACTCTTGGAATTACAAGTGCAACTAGTTTAACAGCACAACAACTGAATGTTTCTGGATTATCAACATTCAACAACAATATTAATATTGCTTCTGGTATTATTACAACAACTGGAAATTCTGGTGTTGGTATTGGAAGCTTCTTAAGATTGAAAGCATATCAATCTAACGAGGGTGGTGAAATTGCATTTGAATACATTAATGGAAGCACTGGTTATTATCTTGATGTAGGTCCTTCAAACGTATTCAGATTTTCAAACTATGATGCAGCAGGAACTTATACATTTTTTACTAACAGCGCAGAAAGATTAAGAATTACAAATGCTGGTCTTGTTGGTATTGGTTCTGCATCTCCGACAACAACTTTAGATGTTATTGGAACTGTAAAGGCAGGAACCGCACTAACATCCGTCCAATTTGGTGGTGATAATGGAAGAAATATAGAAATTGGTATTGGTGCTACTAATATTTCAACATTCCTAGATTTTCATGGAGCAGATTCAACATATTCGGATTATGCAACAAGATTAATTCGTGATGGTGGTGATAATGGCAATTTTAATATTATTAATCGTGGAACTGGTTCATTAAGGTTAGTTACTCAAGATGCAGGAGTAATTGATATTCTAACTCAAAATACTTTTAGACATCGTATTGATTCTAATGGTGTAATTTTAGTTGGAACAGCAAATTCTACAGGAACTGCATCACAATTATTCCAAGTCAATAGTGGTGGATATTTTAATGGTAATCTTGGAGTTGGTAACACAAATCCAACTAGCACATTAATGGTTCAGGGTGATGGAAGATTTGTATCTTCAGGACAAGGTGATGTTAGTATTACACACTCTAGTCTTGTTTCAACTATAAGAGCAGCAGCATCTGTTCAATTGGCCTTGGGTGCTGGCGGTGCAGAAGCAGTAAGAATTAACACTTCTGGTAATGTTGGCATCAACTCTACAACACCAACATCAAAATTAGATGTAGTTGGTGATGTTAAAGTCTCTGGTGTTGTCACTGCAACGACATTTAGTGGACAAATTAATTCTGGCATCGCTACAATTACCACATTAAATGTTACAACAAGCACCACTACAAACGCAACTGGAACTAATTTAAACTTCAGTGGTGTTGGTACAATCGCAACACTGAACAGCACTGTTGGTACAATTACTAATGCAACTGGAACTAATCTAAACTTCAGTGGTGTTGGTACAATCGCAACACTGAACAGCACTGTTGGTACAATTACTAATCTAGGTGGCACTAATATTAATTATACTGGTGTTTCTACTCTTACTAATGCAACTGGAACTAATTTAAACTTCAGTGGTGTTGGAACCATTGCAACACTGAATGTAACGAATTCTTCTATTACTAATATTAATTCTACTGGTATTATAACCGCAACCCAATTTACCACTGGTTCTGGTAATCTTGGATTTACAACTAATACAATCAGTGGACCTCAAGAAATTATTATTGATCCACTACCAGTTGGAGTTGGTACAACTAGTGGTATTGTTAGAATACGTGGTGACCTATATGTTGACGGAACTCAGTTTGTTGTTAACTCCACAACCATTGAATTAGCAGACTTTAATGTTGGTATTGCATCAACAGTAGGAACTAATACACTTCTTGATGGTGCTGGTATTGGTATTGGTTCTGCTAATATTCGTAAAACATTTACTTATAATAACTCAGCAAATACTCTAGAATCATCAATTGGTCTTGGTGTGACCAGTGGTGGAGCATTTAAAACTGGCACAAGCACTGTTTTAACTTCTACCACTCTTGGAAGTAGCGTTGTTAATTCTTCTCTGACTTCTGTTGGAACATTAGGACAATTAAATGTTTCTGGTGTATCTACATTTCAGAGTGATGTAAAACTTGGTGATAATGATAAGTTAATATTGGGTGATGGTAATGATTTACAAATCTATCATGATGGATCTAATAGCACAATTTCTGACGTTGGAACTGGAAAATTACTGATATATGGTAATGATGGTATATTCTTCCAAAGTACAACTTCTGGAGATTATTTCGCAAAGTATAATAGTGACGGTTCTGTAGAACTCTATCATGATAACTCTAAAAAGTTTGAAACTGCTGGATATGGTGCCACTGTCTTTGGAACACTACAATCACAAGGACTTAATGTTTCTGGTATTACAACATCACCAACTTACGATACTGTATCGACCAGAGTAGGGTCTGCAACTTCAACAACTACAACAACATCACAGACTGCAATTCACACTGGACTTTCTACATCCTTGTATCGTTCTGTTGAATATATGGTTCAAGGAACACGAGGAACAAATTATCATTCAACAAAGATACTTGTGATTCACGATGGCGTCACTGCTTATCTGACTGAATATGGAACTGTCTACAATAATGCAACTGTTGCAAGTTATGATGTAGATATTTCTGGAGAAAACTTAAGGTTACTTGCTACACCTTCAAGTGCTTCTTCAACGACATTTAAAGTTAGTTTCATATCGATTGTAGTTTGATAAATAGATAAAAGTGAACCATAGGGGATAGTGAACCTTGGCCGATCAGAACTTTAGGGTAAAACGTGGGTTAGAAGTAGGTGTAGGTGCAACAGTTCTAACCACGACTGCAGCAGGAAATATTGGTGTTGGATCTACTAATCCACAAGAAAGATTAGATGTTCAAGGTGGAAATGGATTTATAAGAATTGGTGAAGTTTATAGTACATATAATGGAATTACATTAAACAATAGCACTGTTGATAGTGATTACAACTTTATTTCATCACCTGCTGATCGTCGTCTCTTTATAAATTCTCCAACAGGCATTAATTTTAGAATTGCTGACGCTGATAGATTCTTATTATCATCTAGTGGAAATCTTGGTATTAACTCTACATCACCAACCTCAAGACTTGATGTTGTTGGTGACGTTAAAGTCTCTGGTGTTATCACTGCAACGACATTTAGTGGTAACGCTACAACTGCCACTTTTGCAACTAACGCTGGAATCGCATTTAGCAAATGGTTCTTTAGGTTCAATACTTCAATCAAATGGAGTTGGTAGTATTCCATCTTGGGTTCCTGCTGCTCCATCAAACGCAATTACTGGTCTTACAATTCGTGATGAAGGAACAATAATTGGCACTGCCAATAGTATTACTCAGTTAAATTTTGTTGGATCAACTGTATCTGCAGCTGCAACTGCTGGAATTGCAACAATTACAATTTCATTTGCAGACTTTGTTTCTACTGCTGGATTTGCAACTGTATCAGGAATATCCACAAGTGTTATAGGTGGTATTGCGTCGGTATCGCAACTGAATGTTTCTGGTGTTGGTACTGTTGGATCATTAAACATTGGTGCCACTCAAGTCATTAGTTCAGCAAGGCAACTTCAAAACATTGCTTCTCTTGATGCAACAACTACTGCAACGATCGAGAGTGCTATTGCTAATGCACCAAATACGTTCACAGATCTTCAAGTCACCGGTGTCTCTACATTTACTAATGGATCTGTATTGATTGGTTCTGGAACCTCAACAGGAACCGCATCACAAAGACTTCAGGTTACTGGTGGTGCTTATGTTTCTGGTTCTGTTGGCATCGGAAGCACAAATCCAACTTCAAAACTTGATGTAGTTGGTGATGTTAAAGTTTCTGGTGTTGTCACTGCAACAACTTTTTCTGGAACTTTATTAGGATATGCATCTACCGCTGGAATCGCAACGAATCTTAAGGGTGGATCTGGTGGAACTATTGTATATCAATCTGCTGCTGATACAACAGCATTTTTGGCAAATGGATCTTTAGGACAAGTTCTTCAAGCTAGTGGTGGAACTAATCCTCCATCTTGGGTTGATGCTGCTCCATCAAACGCAATTACTGGTCTTACAATTCGTGATGAAGGAACGATTGTCAGTACAGCGAATAGTTTCTCTCAATTAAATTTTGTTGGTAATATTGTTTCAGTTGCTGGAACAGGACCTTCTGGTATTGCAACTATTACATTTGCAGACTTTGTTTCTACTGCTGGATTTGCAACTATATCAGGAATATCTACAAGTGTTATAGGTGGTATTGCGTCGGTATCGCAACTGAATGTTTCTGGTGTCGCTACAATTGGTGTTGTTACTGCTAATAACTTATATGTTGCTGGTGTAGGAACCTTCTTATCATCAGGACTCAAGATAAGAAACCTAGCAGATACTTTCCAATATAATATTACTGGTGGTGCAATTACTGCTAATAGAACTCTCAACTTACCTGTAATCACTGCAACTGATACACTAGCAGCTCTTAATATATCACAGACATTTACTAACACACAAACATTCAACGGAACATTAAGTGCTGCATCTTTATTATCATTAAGTGGTAATACTTCAGGCACTCATCTTTTTGGAACCAATCAAACATCAGGAACACTAACATTTGGTGGAACTTCTGGAACTGGAACGATTACATTTGGTAGAGCAACAACATCACAAACAACTGATATTCAAGCAGGTGCTACTGCTTCTGGAAATACTAAAACAATTAACTTAGGAACTGGTGGTCTTTCTGGTTCCTTTACCAATATCAATATTGGGCCAACTGCTGGTGTTGGTACTGTAGTCATCAATACTACTAATAATGTTGGAATTGGCAGTCTACTACCAACTTCAGTTCTTGATGTTGTTGGTGATGCTAAGTTTACTGGAGTGGTAACTGCAACAAGTTTTAGTGGTAATGCTACAACTGCAACTGCACTTCAAAATGCAAGAGATTTTTCAATTACTGGAAATTTTGTAACTGCAACTGCAATCTCATTTAATGGTACTGGAAACGTTGCTCTTGCCGCAACAATTACTCCAAATTCAATTGGTCTTGGTACTTATACTTCTGGTGATTATGTTCAGTCAATTTCTGGAACTGCAAACCAGATCACAGTCACTAGTGGAACTGGTGAAGGTTCAACACCAACTCTGAGTGTTCCAAACCAATTTACAGCTCCAGAAGACGTTACAGTTACAAGAGATCTTCAAGTCAATCGTAACTTAAATGTTAATGGTAACATTACGATTGGTGGAACCGCTGCTGTAATTTTCTCACAATCATTAAATGTATTTGACCCAGATATTGTTCTTGGTTATAGAACTGATGCAAATGGTAATGATGTTTCTAACGATAACACAGCAAATCACGGCGGTGTTGCAGTTGCTTCTACGGAAGGAACTCCATTAGTTCAGTTATTCATTGCGGGTATTGAAACTAACCCTGCCACATATAAGAAAATTATGTGGTTCAAGTCTGGAACCTTTGCTGGACTTGGAACTGATGCTTGGTTAAGTAATTATGCTGTTGGCATTGGTTCAACTCAATTCCCAACAGGAACCAGATTTGCTTCTGGTGCCGTTCAATTTACTGAAAGTGATTTAGCAGTTGTAAGGAATATTAATGCATCAGGTATCACAACCTCTTCAAGACTTACTCTAAATGGTGCAAACTCC